AAAATAAACCTGTGACAACACCTGTGGTTAAAGCTAAAGCTAAAGCTAAGGTTGAAACCGAAGATTTTGAAGATGATATCCCATTCTGATAGAAAAGTAAATAATGAATAAACCTCCTATGAAAGTGTTAAGTAGCCTAGTTGTAGTATTCCTGGTAATTCTATGTCTTATTTTTATACCTTTAATTACAATCTGGGCACTAAATACACTATTTCCTATTCTAGCCATCCCATATTCATTTTATAGCTGGTTAGCTGTAATTGTTATGAATGCAACGTGGTTGTACAAACCTTCTTTTAAGAGGACTTAATATGCAAAATCAAAATAGTACTCCAAGTACCCTTCAAAGTAAAGAGGCAATTGCTCGCCTAGTAAAGCTTTATACGCAAGAACAATCTCTTGGTGAGGAAATCAAGGAAGTTAAAGATACATGTAAAGCTGCAGGCTTTGATCCTTCTGTGCTAAGTGCAGTAGCTAAAGCTATCGTAAAAGATGGTGTAGATAAACTAGTAGAAAAATCAGAGCTTACTTTAGAAGCTGTTCTAGTAGCACGTAGCTAACTTATTAACCCTTCGGTCGAAAGCTGAAGGGTTTTTCTTTAAGGAGAACTATGACGGAAAGAATTCTAATTATTGACGCTGACCTTATTGCTTATAGATATGCAGCTGCTAATGAAACTAGAAGTATTAATGCCAAGCATTTAAAATCAGGTAAAGAAAAAGTATTTAAGAATAGAACTGAATTAAAGACCTTGCTGAAAGAAAAAGGCTTTGAGTTTAATCCAGATGCTTATTCTATTCAGGATGTTCAGACAGCTTCTTCTATCACCTTTGCATTGCGCAACGTGAATGGTCTTATTAAGCGTTTAACAGAGCATACGTGGGCTGATAAGGTTGAGCTATATCTTGGATCTGGGAAAACATTTAGACACGACCTACCTCTACCTGTGGCATATAAAAACAATAGATCAGATTTGTTAAAACCATTACAATTACAAAATGTAAGACGCTATATGCAAGTAAAGCACAAAGCTGTGCTTATCCGGCACATAGAAGCAGATGATATGTTGAGTATACGTGCTTACGAAGAGTTAGCTAAGGGTAACTATCCTATTATTGTTTCTGCAGATAAGGATTCGCAACAGTCCCAGGGGATAGAAGTATTAGACTTTACGAAAGACGATTGGCAAGGAAATGTTATTCCTGTAATTGGATCTTTAAGGAAAGATAAATCCGATATTAAAGGGGATGGTCTGAAGTTTTTAGCCTTTCAAGTATTAGCTGGAGATAAAGCAGATACCTACAAGGGTTATGAATTATCTCAAGTAAAGTACGGACCTGTAAAAGCTATGAAAGCCCTAGATAGTGCAAATACAGAGCAAGAAATTTTACAGGTATTAATAAATGAATTTAAACTTTTGTATCCAGATCCATTTACTTATTTTGACTGCCACAGTGTAGAACACACAGAAGTAGATTGGTTTGATATGCTGCAAATGTATTGGCAATTAGCGTATATGAAACGCAGTATAGATGATGATAGTAGTTTTGTTAGATTCGCTTCGGAGAAAGGTATATATGTTAAATGAAAAAGAGCAACTAGTTTATAGGCTAAGGAAACGAGCAGAAATTCGTAGGAGTATTTCTGAGCGTAAATCAGTACAGGAAAATAAACCGGACAGAATCTCCGAATTACTAGAAGAAGCTGCAGATGAGATTGAAAAACTAACCTCTATTTCTGCCGAGCTTGAAGAAACTGTTAAACGGCTGTTGCTAAGAGAAGATGCAAACGACCGTTGATTTATACAATGCAGCAGATGTTAGGAAAGTAAGAGAGTTCCTAACAAACGAGCAGAATAATAAATGTGCAGTAACTGGCATAGAGATAGCAGCTAAACAGCATGTAACCGACCATGCACACGATGAAACACAACTAGTTCGTGGAGTATTACACAGGCAAACTAATAGCTTTCTCGGTAAAGCTGAGAATGCTTTTGTAAGACTAATCGCATGGTGGTATCCGAATGATCTACCAACCCTATTAAGAGAGTGTGCAGAGTACCTGGAAAAAGAACCAGACTTACGCTACCGACATAACGGATGGATCAAAAAGATAAATACGCAATTTAATAAGCTCAAAGAATCTCAGAAAGACTCTGTACTTGCTAAACTTGGTAAACCACCTGGAAAGAATGCAGTAGAGCGTAAAAAGATGTTTCAATCTGCTGTGTTAACTAAGAAGTTTAGCTATAGCGTAATCTGTAGTTTTATCAATAAAGAAAGAGTCACAACTTTTTAGGCTCATTTAACAAAGGACTGGTATGAAAATCAGAGTAATCAGGTGCAGTGATCCATTGCTATGGTATGCTAAACATGTAGGTGAAGAATTTTATGTAGAATTCTCAGACCAGAACTGTTACTGGAGTCGAGAAGTAGATGGTGTATTCAATTGTTTAAATTGGTTGCACAAAGAAGACGCAATTATTACAGAAGGAAATGCAGAATGAAATATTCAAAAAATACGATTAACTTAATTAAATCAATGCAAAGCTTAGGATTATCTTCACGAAAGATTGCAATGCAATTAGACATTAGTAAGTCAGGTGTCAATGATCTTTTTAAGCGAAAAGCTACACTGCTATGTGAGCAAGAGGCTGAAGATTCTAAGGGTAAACAACCTCGTATTCTTATCTTCGACTTGGAGACGGCAGCTGCCACTGCTCTCACATTCGGAAGATTTAAGGTGAACTTGTCTCAGGCTAATATTCTAGAGAATGGTGGTTGGATTCTTTGCGCTTGTTGGCGCTGGTTAGGACAAGAAGAGGTAGAATCACTGTGGCTCTCACCACAAGAAGTTGCTGAGTGCGATGACAGCAGGCTTGTGGAGCGATTATTTGAACTATACGAAGAAGCTGATGCTGTACTAGCGCATAATAGTCTAGGCTTCGACCATAAGGTTCTACAGGCAAGGGCTATCTATAATGGATTTCCAGCTTTACCTTTGGTTAAAGTATTAGATACACTTCAACTAGCACGAAGATACTTAAAGCTTCCAAGTAATCGTTTAGATGCAATCGGTGAGTTCTTTGGCCTTGGACGAAAGATTGACACAGGTGGTATTTCTCTGTGGAAAGAAGTCCAATCTGGAGATAAAGAAGCTATGGCTAAGATGCTTGAGTACTGCAAACAAGACGTTAATTTGTTATACGAGGTTTATCTACGGACTCGTCACTTGGGGCGAGCAGGTTCGGACTTTAATGCAGCTTTGTACTATGAAGATGATAAGATTCGTTGCCGTGTTTGTGGAAGTACTGATGTCTACGAGACTGGTCGTACTACAGAGACAGCACTGAATTCTTTCGCTGAAGTTCGTTGTAATAGTTGTGGTGCTGTTCATCGGCATCGTCAGGCTAAGACAACAAAAGAAAAACGAAAAAACTTGTTGATGTAAAGCAACTGTGATATACTTATATCGTAGACCGAAAGTAACAATCTAAACATAAACCCCCCCGGCTAATAACCGGGGGATTTTTACATTAAGGAATAAGTAATGACACAAACTTGGATCAAATGGTTAGTAAATAATAGCATGCGATTTGTTGTATATTTTGTTTGGTTTTTAGTGCTACCGCTATATCTTATTGCATATGCTAAAGACGCAGCTAGTGACGCCTCTAATGATCTTAAAAAAATTCAAAAACTCAAGAAGGATTAATATGCAGGAAGAACCTACCAACCAAGTTAACGATTATAGTATAGAAGACTTTCAGATTGATTGTTATGCATTTAATGAAATTGCAGAAAAGCATAGTCTTACAAGTTTAAAAGATATTACATTACAGTATGAACTGATAGCAGAAGAGACTCAAGAGATTAAAGACAAGGGTATTGACTTCAACGACCCGACAGAGGTTCTAGATGGTGTGCTCGACGTTATGGTAACTGCTCTAGGCTTGCTACAGAAATTAGAATATTTAGGTATAAACGTAAATAAAGCTATGCAAGATACTGCATATAATAATTTAAGTAAGTTTCCATATTCAGAGGATATAGCGATTTCTACCGCACAGCACTACGAAACCAAGGGTGTTAAAGTAAAAGTAGAGTATAACTCAAGCTACGATCTTTTTGTAATTAAGAATGAATTTGATAAGGTTATGAAACCAACAGGATTTGAAAGTAATAACCTAGCTAATTGCATACCACTTAACTTACTTATGGATGGATTTAAATATGACTAATATGCAAAGTACTACACAAGAAATTAAAGAATGGCAGCACCCAAGTAGTTCTAAACTGGATATTACACAGCAACCTATTGGTACTAAATACGACCAAGACAAGCTGCAATATACTCTAATTCCAACAAAAGCACTAGAAGCTGTAGCTCGTAACCTAACCATAGGACTGAAGAAGTATAAAGAGCGTGACAACTGGAAAAAAGTGCCCAATGCAAACCAACGCTATCTAGATGCACTTTACAGGCATCTGGAGGCCCATAGAAGCGGTCAGTTGTATGATGTTGATAGCAGTGACCCAACTATGCCACATATGGCTGCAGTAGCTGTCAATGCCCTATTTTTACTTGAATTTATGCTAGACCGAGACTTAAAGGAAAAAGAATGATTACTACTCTATTATATATTTGTCTAGGTTTAAGCGTAGCTACCTTTGTGCTTATCTATTTAGCTATTCTGAAACTAATTGATGAGAATAAGCAACTTTATACTAGTCTAAAGAAAGATAAAGAAAACCTTGATTTAACTAAAACCCTGTGATAGAATCACTATTCTCTTAATTTTAAAGGTAGTAAATGAATAAAAAAATAAAGCACCCTGTCCGACCAAATGCTATCGTTGCTCTTTGTGTTATCTCAGAGTCGGAAATCTCAAGAGTAATGCCAAATTACAGCGCAGAGTTTGAGAACGAAGAGATTAAATTTAAGAGTTTCCTTTATAACTTAGGTATGGACATTAATAAGCCGTTTCAACGCCAAGATGGTCTTCAGCATCGTAATCGCTTGAACGAAGTGGTAGTCTGTAGTAGGTGGGTGGGAGAAGAACGACTAGACGAAGCTTGGATTTATAGCAGTTACGCAAGTAAATCTGCTATTGATAAAGCAAGTGGAAGCAAGTTAACAGAAGACTTGTACCGCGCAAGGTATGAGACAGAAGACGCGCAAAATATGTTAGAAGCACGAGAACGATATAATACAACAACTGAGGAAGAGTAATGCTAGAAAAGCACTTATTGCCAATTAACGAACGACAAGAACCCGTAGAATTTGCAGATCAACAACTGAAAGTATTCTGGTTGCCTGATGAGATTAAAGTAGAAAAAGACGTACAAGATGTACTTGTAAACTTTACAACAGCCGAGAAACATGCAGTTATCACTACGCTAAAGCTGTTTAGTATCTATGAAACACATGCAGGATCTGAGTATTGGGGTGGAAGATTTAAGAGTATCTTTGATGGTGCTGAGTTTCATAGAATGGGTTCAGTATTCTCTATGTTTGAGCTAGCAGTTCACGCTCCATTCTATAATAAGATTAATCAGTTGCTACATATTGATACACCTGAGTTTTATACTTCATACTTAAACGATCCAGTACTGAAGCAACGAGTAGAGCATATCGGTGAAATTATTGCTCACCCTGATGACCTAATCTCACTAGCTGCTTTCTCAATGGTAGAAGGTGTTATTTTATACTCTTCGTTTGCATTCTTAAAGCACTACCAATCTCAAGGTAAGAATAAGCTAATGAATATTGTACGTGGAATTAATTTCTCCGTTAGAGATGAAAATATGCACTCTGTTGGTGGGGCTTGGTGTTTTAAGTACAGACTAGAACAGATTAAGTCAACTATGTCTGACGTAGAATTTGAGGAGTATACTGCTAGTATTGAAAAGCAAGTAAGAGAAGTAGCTCAGAAGCTTTATGAGCATGAGTGCCAGATTATTCATAAGCTATTCGAGCAAGGCGAGATTAAAGGTATTACTGCACATCAACTTGAGAACTTTGTACAGTCTCGTGTAAATGAATGCTTGAAGCAACTAGGTTTTTCTAAACAATATGATGTAAAATATGATCCTATTAGTTCATGGTTTTATAAGGGTATCAATGACTACCAATTCAACGATTTTTTCAGCGGTCAAGGTCGAGAGTACAATAGAAATTGGGATGAGTTGGGATTTGTGTGGAAGAAATATTAAAGAAATGTAGTGTATGCTCAGAAGTAAAAACAAAAGATAATTTTTATAAAGAAAGTAGTTCAAAAGATGATCTATCTTGTAGGTGTAAATCTTGTCAAAAATGTTAGAGCTTCTGAGTATCGTAACTCAAATAGAGATAAAATAAGAAGTTATAAAAAGAAATACTATGATTTAACTAGGCAGGATATTAATAGTAAGTTGAAAATTAGACACAGACTAAACCCGAAGATAAATATGTTAGCCACAGCTAAACATAGAGCTAAACAAAAAGGTCTACCGTTTAATTTGACTTATGCTGATTTTGATATCCCAATTGTTTGCCCAGTACTAAATATCCCAATCAATGTTAGTGCCAATAAAAGTTCAGATACTTCCCCTAGTTTAGATAAAATAATACCAGAGCTAGGATATGTAGTTGGAAATGTTCAAGTTATTTCTAAATTGGCGAACACCATGAAAAGTAATGCAAATATTGAACAACTTTTAGCATTCGCTAACTGGGTAAATAAAGAATTTAATAAGGAACATTATGACAGAGAATATTTATAAGAAACTTAGTGAAGAACGAAAACAACTACAAGATGAAAGGCTAATACCTGAATGGTATACGACTGCTGGTTTTCAGTTATTTAAAGAAAAGTATGAATGGGATACCAATGGTCGTTCTGTTCGTGGTCAATTTGAACGGGTAGCCAATACCGCAGCAAAACATGTCCCAATGCTTCCTGAAGCTGAAGCAAAGTTCTTTGAATTGCTATGGAAAGGTTGGTTATCACCAAGTACCCCAGTGCTTGCAAACATGGGAACAACTCGTGGTATGCCAGTATCTTGCTCTGGTACGATTGTCAGTGATTCTATTGATGGTTTCTACAGTAACTTACACGAAGTTGCAATGCTAACTAAGAACGGTTTTGGTACTGCATCAGATTTTAGTAGCATTCGGCACCGTGGCTCTAAGATCAGCATTGGGGGTAAGGCCAGCGGTGTTCTACCAGTGATTAAAGAGCATGTTAATGCCATGCGCAATGTTGCACAAGGTACTGCGCGTAGAGGTGCTTGGGCTTGCTATCTAGACATTGAACACGGTGATTTCCATGAAGTAGTGGAGCACATTTCTGCCGAGCCAGATGATTTGAACATTGGATGGACAATTAAACAATCGTTCATTGATCGTTTAGATGCAGGTGATGCAGAAGCTGTAACTCGTTTTCAGAGAGCTATGAAAGTTAAGATGGTAACTGGTAAAGGTTATTTCTTCTTTCTAGATAAAGCTAATGCAAAGAGGCCCGTGATGTACAAAGACCTAGGCTTAATGATTAATAACTCACAACTATGCTCTGAGATCATGTTATTTAATGATGCAGAACACACATATACTTGTGTACTATCTTCAAAGAATGCCTCTAAGTACCGTGAATGGAAAGATACTGATGCCGTATATTGGGCAACTATTTTCTTGGATTGTGTAGCTAGTGAATTCATCGAAAGAGCACAGGATGTTCCCGGTCTTGAAAAAGCTGTACGATTTACAATTAAAGGTCGGGCACTAGGTCTAGGTCTTTGTGGTATTCATACATTATTCATGCAAGAAGATTTACCCTTCGAGGGATTTGAAGCACATAGGTTAAGTCAAGAGATTCAAAAGCATATTGATGAAGAGTCACTGCGAGCTTCTAAGGGGTTAGCAAAGATTCTAGGGGAACCAGAGTGGTGCAAAGGTTATGGTCTTCGTAATACACATCGTATTGCAATTGCACCTACAAAATCTACTGCACTGCTAATGGGCGGTATATCAGAAGGTATCAATCCTGATCCTGCAATGAGTTATACTCAAATGACTGCAGCTGGTGAGATTGATCGTTTGAACCCTGTACTACTTGAGCGAATGAAGACAAAAGGTATATACTCTAAAAAGCATGTGCAAGAAATTACGGACAAACAAGGTTCGGTACAGCATGTGTCTTGGTTAACTGAATCTGAAAAAGAAATATTTAAGACTGCTTTTGAGATCAATCAGAAAGCTGTGTTAAGATTAGCTTCTGCTCGTAGTCAGTATATTGATCAATGGCAGTCTTTGAACTTATTCTTTGCTGCTGACGAAGACCCATCTTGGATTGCTGAAGTTCATGCTGAAGCTTTCCGTGATCCAAATATCTTAGCGTTGTATTACATCTATACTCAAGCGGGTGTACAAGCATCAAAAGTCGAATGTGAAGCGTGTCAATAAAGGAAACAAATGAAAAATCTAGTATTATTTAGTGCCTCATGGTGTGGGCCGTGTCAGCAACTTAAAAAGACACTAGCAGTTACTGACCTCGGTATTCCTGTGAGATCAGTAGATGTAGACTCAGACCCCGTAGCAGCTGCAGATTATTCTATTCGAGGTGTGCCTACACTTATTCTTATAGAAGATAATCAAGTTGTCAAACGGAAATCTGGTGCAATGTCCTCTCAGCAATTAAAAGAGTTTATAGCATAATCTAAGAAATTAAAAAAAGCAATATAGCGACATCTAAGCAATTAAAAGTACTATAGCGTAATCTGCAGACGTAAAAATACCCGGAGTCCTGTGAAGGATATCCGGGTTTCTTTTATTTGTGTAGTCCTAAAATATATCTAGTTTTACCTTCTGTATTTTTAGCTGTCAGTACTTGGTTACGATTAGCACCTGCATTAAAACTGATATGAGTCCATGCATTAAATTCGTTTATTGCCTGATCAAATTCAATACCTAAAGTAATCAACTGCTGTACTACATCGTAAGGTTCTACACCTTGCACTACAATGTCTACTGCTTTACCTTGACTATGCTGGCTTGTTTTAACGCTTCCTACGGCTTTATTTACAGCTGGGCTACGGTAGCCGCTTGTAACTATTACGGAGAGTCCCAGGGCTGTTCTAAGCGGTTGTAGGATGTTTGTTACCAACCGCTGTAGATTTTGCACTACTTCTGCAGTTGGTTCATTAGAAATACCTAATTTAACCGCAGATGCAGATTGTGTAAATTCCCCTAAAGAGAAGTTCTGAGATAGTTTCATAATAGTCCTTTATTTAGTTAGCTTACTTATAGTATCATCTTTATTCTGAGAGCTTCTAGAAGAGCCTCTGTGAAAGTTAATGATAGTACCAGTTAAAGTCCATAGGGAACCTAAAGCCATATAAACTAGCTCTTTATTCTCTGCAGGAACACCCTGAAAGAAAGCTAACCAAGAGACAAGTACAGCAGCACCTACTACTATAAAATCTAAAATATAAGCTGAATTCTTAGATAATAAAGATGCACTAACTGCTTCTTGAATACGAGCATTCATGTTGCGAGCATCTGCAGTATTCCTAAGATGCAATTCTTCTTGAAATTCTTCGTGCTTTAATACTGCTAGTTTTAATTCTGCAATCTTTTCTGTAGACATATCAGGTTCAAGCTTAATGCCTGTTTTCTCTTCTACATAATCTAGACCTTTGTCTACTACAGCTTGCGCTACTTTATGCAGATTATTAGATAAAAGAGAACTGATTACACCTGCTAAGATTGGTAACATATATTATATCCTTACATGCCTATGATTATTTTAAGTACATTAGTTATACCCATAGACTGAGATAGAACTACAAATACAGCACCCATTGCTAAATATTTAATCTGATTAAGTGTCTTCTCAATGCTGCTTAAAGCCCTACGTAGATCTGTAGAAATATCTTGAAGCTTTTTTAACTCCTGTGCATGATCATCTACTTTTATTTCGAGCTTTATAACTCGGTGTTCAATTTGTTCTGACATAGTGGTTAGTATCCTTAGCGGCTGAGATAGGAAGAAGTTATAATCTGTAATAAAAAATAAACCTGAGATAGTTACTATTTTATAAGTAGTATCTCAGGTAAAGTTGAACTATTATAGCATAACTACTGTAGTAAATCAAGGTTTTAGTATACTGCTATACTAATAGAACCAACTTACTGGTAATAGAAAACCAAAGGACATTATTATTCTAGGCTTATCCCCTATTACTGCAGTACTAGCGTGTGTCTTTGACCCTGCATCGCAGCGCCAGGTACCGCCCTCTGCAACTTCAAGTGTCTCTGCGGCATGAATTGGAGCACCACCCCCTGTAGGCTTTGACAGCATTACATTGAACCGAGTGTGTTTCAAGTCTCCTTGATTAGAATCCATGTGTGGGTGTACGTAAGCACCTTTTAAATTGATTCCGCAAAAGTCTTTAAATACAGGTTCTTGGAGTGCGTCAGCAGGGACACTATATGCTTGCATTACCAACTCTTTCAGTTCTGCAATTTCTGTTGTTAGCGGCGAAGACATTGCCAGATACTGCCTTCCATAACCATTAGGTTTGAACGTAGCTATGTTAGCCATTGCCCAAGCACTAATGCCTTTACAAATATGTTCTGGGGCGATCATGCTGGATATAGGTTAACGATTAAATGAACCCTAGCCTCAGTGCCTTTGTTGGTAACACCATGTACGCGCATATTATCAATCTCGTAGATTTTTCCAACCTTCATATTTACTGCGTCGATTCTGTCAACTCTATACATACATAGGTCATTCGTAACAATTGGGATATGTACTCGACTGATCTTCTCAAGAAATTCGCCCGAGTCGGCGTGATCCCCGATAACACCGTTAGAACATACCTGTGCAAGAAATGCCACATATTCGTCAAAAACGTAAAAGTTTCGGAGATGGTCTAGAACAGGTTGCAGTGCAGGCATATACTTATTTTTAAGTGGCATATCCCGTATAGTTGATGTGCTGTATTCGCCGGAGTGTCTAAGAACTATTGAAGAACAGTCTGACATGTTACCCTGTGGTTTTCTATAGTCGTACAGTAACCAATCTTCTGGTGTAAACAGCGCTGTAAATGCCCTAGTCAGAGACGCATCAATACTTCCTACAACTTTGAAAGGTACGTCGAGCTTCATGATATTAGTTGGGCTGTAATGCCTAATGTAGTTGCGTCAACTCCGTCAGGAACCATTGCAGGGTCAAGAATATCGCCGTCATCTAACCCACGTAGGCCGTGTATGCAAAATGCTGAAGTATTAGCCTCCAGTGCAACCAGCTCATGATGCTTCTCCGCCTTAATGAATATCATTTGCGGTTTAGCATTTGCGGAAAACACGCTGGGTACGCCATCAACAGTAACCCGCAAGCTACCGTTTGTTAGCAGCGTTACGTGGTCGTGAGGATGTTTATGCCCATGTTCAGTGTCTCCTACATTTGCAAAGTACATTTGACGAATCCAAACGTTTGAAACTTTACCTATAGTTGTTACTGGGGTCATGGAGTAGTTACCGGAATAGACTCAGGCTTAACCTCATCTGGCGGCTGTGGTTGGTTTGTAGTAGCTACTTCGCCGTCCCAAGTGAATCCAATACCAGCACCACCGATACTTTGCACAAGTTTATAAATACCTGTAGTTACGTCTAGAACCCAAAGCATTACTGGAGTTGTGTCTTGAGGTAGCTGAATAGAGTTAACGGGAGGAATCCAAGTTTCTGTATTACCATCCCACACACAGACATTTAAGATAAGTCCGGATTCAATAATTAAATAGTTTTGATTTGTCATATTGTTTAAAATTCAAAAATTACGATACCTTGGCGACCAGCGCCACCAGCACCACCAGCACCGGAACTAGCATATATGTCACCGCGACTACCACCGCCTCCACCACCGCCTCCACCACCATAACCACCACCACCAACACCACCAACACCAGTAGCACCAACACCACCAACACCAGTAGCACCACGGCCACCAGCACCACCAGCACCACCATAACCACCAGCACCAGCACCACCAGCACTACCACTACCAGCAATACCAGCAGCACCAGCACCACCAGCACCACCAGCAGTATTTAGTGTCGCACCGGATGCTCCAGATACGCTAGCAGATACGGTTGTTACAGACTGTGTTCCACTTATAATTGACGATGTACCGCCAGCACTACCAACTGTTACGGAGATAGTCCTGCTCGGAATTAACCCTGTCAGAAACGTCACCGCACAAGCACTTGAATTACCACCAGCACCACCAGCACCACCAGTACTACTAGTATTACCAGCAGCACCAGCAGCACCATTACTCCCGCCACCAACTACAGTAACTTTAACTCGTGTTATACCCGAAGGTATTGTAAACGTACCGCTGGACGTAAAGATTTGCCCACCACCTCCGCCGCTACTGGCTACAGCTGCTGTACTTTGCGTAGTTGCATCATTAAATGTAATGCTTGTATTACCTACAGTAATTCCCATATTTTTCTCCTTATGCGACAGTAAAGCCGGTTGTTTGGTTCATTATAAATTTAGTAACGCCTGCGTACTTAAACAGCAACTCAGCGCCTGCTTCTTCTACAGTCCAGTTGGATGTTAATACTCTGGTTGCATTAGTTGCATTAGTTGCATTGGTAGCATTGGTAGCATTGGTAGCATTGGTTGCATTGGTAGCATTGGTTGCAGTAGCTGCATTACCTGAGATACTAATACCCCAAGTTCCGGTAGCATTGAGCCCAGTAATACTAGGTGCTCCTACTGTATTATAACTAATAGTAGCACTAGAGCCACCGTTAAATGCACTACCACTTGCTGCGCCTGCTCCTGAATTATTAAAGGTAGCACTATTATTTAAGTTTAAGCTGATAGCTGCACTACCGTTAAAAGCTACACCGTTGATGTTTCTAGCTGTTGCCAGTACACTAGCAGTAGCTGCGTTACCAGATATATTACCTGTAATCTTAGCACCAGCCAGTGAAGCAATCCAAGCTGGGTTTGCGTAAGAGCCTGTAGTAACTACTCCGTTTGTTGCAGTACCTGCATTGCCACTTACACTAATAGCATAAGTTGCTGCGAGGTCGTTCCAAGCACTGCCATTATATTTCTGCCATTTACTTACTGCAGAACTCCATCGAATAGAGTTAGTAGGTACGTTTGTTGCTGAAGTGACAGCAGGGTCAAGCCCTACTGCCAAATCATCAAAGCGTAAATCTAACTCTGTTACGAAATTAGTATAAGTACTAGTAAGTACCGGCTTTGAATGATCTGCCATATTTTAATATCCTTTTATAGCCCAAGATGCAGAACCTGATACTCTAGCACCTGTATTATCGAATAGGTAAAGTTTGAATGATTGCGGATACAGTGTACCAGCACCACTTGTATTTGCAGTTGTCATATTTACAACAAAAGTGTTTGATGTAGAAGACAATACTGTATAAACAGCAGTAATACCAGTACCACTAGAAAAATACAACTTAACTTTTTGACCTGCAATTAGCTCGTGAGCAGTACTTGTTACAGTACAACTATTTGAGACAACAGAATAAGTAGTATTTAATATACTATCATTGAAATCATACACAGGTGTAATCGGTGTAGTACCAGAAGGAGATACAGTAATACTCTGAACGTCAATAAACTCTTTATTAAAGTTAACAATAGTTCCTAGAGTATCTCCAGCTACGCCAGCTACACTCCCTGCATCATTCTTTAGTTTAGAGTCCGCTCTAACAGAAAGCTCTGCAATTTCATATAGATCTTTATCTGTCGGTGCAGTTACAGTCAACCTTACCTTAACGTATCTGAAGTTTGTTCCATATACATCGGTAACTCCATTATACTCTACGAAGGTAGAGTTGTCAAGAGATAAACTTATTTTAGGTATTACTGTAGGGTTGCCTGCAATAACAGCTCCACGGGAGTTTAATACTACCCTGCTAGAAGATAAAACTACACCAAAGTCAAAAGTCTCTTCATAGAATGCACTTCCATTTGTAGGCTGTACATAGATAGGGTATCCTGCATTGACTTGTGCTTGAGGGCTTGCCCAGCTTCTTGCAGTAAAGTGCTGTTGAAAAGTCTCTACAGTATTCACTGGTAATGCTAAAACATTGCCATCAAAAGAAGCAGAGGACCTAGTGCCAGTAAAACTACTAAAGTATTCTCCATTGAAAGTAAAATCCGGTGGTTCATTTACTAGTGTAGTAATAGCAACTGGTTCGCTTTCAATAGCATCAGTATCTACAGCGGCTAACCAATAAGTGTACTCTGCTCCTACAATCTCTGTAATAGTAGTGAAAGCTCCCTTTTTATCTCCAATAACTGTAGCAGTTTCCCACACTGCACCTCTCTTAATTAACACATGGTCAATCGGAAGAGAAGTCCTTTGGGGTAAAGTCCAGAAAAGCATAACTGTATTATCAATTACTTGTGCTCTTGCATCAGACACAGGATCTGGCGCTGACTTGGTAACTAACTGAGAAAAACCTGAAGATTTATTACCATGAATATCTACTGTTTTAATAGTGAATAATCTTCCACCTACCCAATCAGCTGCAATAGTAATAGTATTACCTTTTACAGTTTTTACACTACCGTTGTAAGTTAACTCATAGTAGGATATATCAAACTCAGAGGCTGTTACATCGTTCCAATTTAGATTAACTGTAGCACTTGTTAGAGCAGTATCTTCGTAGTCAAATGAAAATGATTCGATATTTGAAGGTGTAGGAAGAGAGTAAGAAACACTTGTAGGATTTAAGCTATAGTTTCCAGCTGAATCAACTGCTTTAACATAGAATGTAAAGGCAGTATTATACTGTATAAATGCACGGTTAGCATCTCCATAGAAAAGCCTACTTATATCGTTAGAACCCCAACCACTATCTGAATCTCTGACTTCATATGTATATACATCTAGTTCTGGATTATTATCCCATGTGAGAAGTAACTGACCACTTGACTTATCCGAGAATACTTTGAAATTTGTTACATCTGAAGGTGGGTTAGTCTTTCCTACTACTGTATGATTAGAGTAAGAACTCCAGTTCCCAACAATACCATTACGACCAACATAGCGCATTCTAATCTTGTAAGTACTACCTTCTTGAACGTCACCAATAGATGCAGCACCTTTTTGATACGGAACAAATATAGATCTAAAGTTTAAGCCTGCAGTAGCTGCTAATAGGTCATACTGTACTTCTACAGATTCTACTACGGCAGGAAGCTGTGATGCGTTTACATATGCAGCTGCAATTCTATATTGAAACACACCCTTAGATATTCTCTCCATTACAGATTCATCACTAACAAAACCAGTAATCTGTGGAACCTTATTACCAAAATTCTCAAGTTGTAATCTAGGCGGCAACGTTATCTGAGATTCAAATACAACAGCTGCAGTTAGGTTTAAATACTGAGTGTATATATTATATTCAGATGTTACTCCATAATCTACTAAAGTAAGTCTAGCTGAGTTATTTGCAGAAGGTTCGATACCTATTACAATACAGTCTTGAGCCTCTTGTTGTAATTCTCCGAATAAGAATAGATCCAGTACATCAGCTTCTGTTGTAGTCACTGCAGTAGTTAAATCAACTTCATTATAGTAACCATCTGTAGTTTTAGCTACAAGAGTTCTTACTGTAGAAGCACCTAGTTTACTTC